GTCGTGTACGTCCACACAAGATCGAACGGGTCGTCGCCCGAAAGCGTCATAATAGCGATGCCGTAGCACGTTGCGTCGTCCTGAACGATGAAGTGCGTCGTCCCGGCCTCATAGGCCGCTACGACCTCTTCCCACGTCTTATCCGGCGTGCCGGAATCACCGTCGCCCCACGCGAACGTGATGACCATCGCGTTAAGGCCGCCGCCGCCCGCCGCGTCAATAGCCGCTTTGATGCCGCTCCCCATAACAGGGTATTCGTTGTCGGCGACCTCGGTGTTAATCCAGTTGGTCGAACCGACCTGACCACCGGCGATAACAATCTGATTCGCCATAATTACGCTCCTTAGTTCAGGACTTTGATAACCGCGGTGTTTGCCGTCGAAGTCCCGCCGATGACAAGCGCAACCTTGCCCGCCGCCACAGATGTGCCGGTGTCGCCCGCGATGTTCTTCACGGTAACGGCGTTCGTTCCGCCCACGTTCGTGAGGATAGCGTGCTGTCCGGCATCGAGGCCAAGCGTCAGCACCTTGGATGCCGCAGAGCAAGTAAAGTCGATAAAGATGTCCTTCTGCTCATCGGTCAGGGCGGTGTCAACAGACATTTCGACGGTCGTGACGAACTCGCTCGGGCTAAAGCCGTTGGTGTACTTCCAGTTCATTAGGGTCGCCATATCAGTTCCCCCCTTTGCTTAGACGTTCGCGGTATTCGCGCAGTGGCAGTAGATACCGTCGACCTTGTTGTCGAGGACGAACGCATCGTAGTAGGTGCGGAAGTTCACGCGGTAACCATCAGACAGAAGGTTCTGCTCCGGCGTGAAGATCTTGGCAATACGGTGCTTGATGGGCTGTGCAACGGCACTCGGATGGACGATCATAAAGTTGATCTTGTAGCCGCCCGCAGTCGGCTCATAACCGAAGTCGAGGGAACCATCGTTCAGCGTGATGAGGGTATTGAAGCGCACCTGCGGAACCATCACGACCCGCATATCGTTGTACATTTCAACGTTCTTATCAACCGTGGTGTCGTTGGCGAGGTAGCGGGTGATCTTCGCCTTCAGGCCCGCATAGCACTTCGGCGACACGAACAGGATACGCCCCTCATACGGGACTTCGGCCTCGTCCATCGCCTGTGTACCCACATCGATCAGGCCCGGAACATCGGTCGTGCCAACGGTGATGTCGGCCTTAACCGGCGTAACTGCGGAAGCATAGGTCGCAAATCTGTAAGCGTCGATCTCCGGCACTTCATACACGCGACCAAACTCGCCCGCAAGGCGTCCGAACGCGGTGCCAAGAGTTTCCTCATCGTCCATCAATTTGTTATCGCAAAGGCTTTTTATCCCCTGCTTCTTACGGTTTCCCGCAAGTTCAGCATATCTTTTCAACCTGTTTGGTTGTCCCGGCCTCGTGGAGGGATTATATCTTTTCACCCTCTATGCGTTGCCCCTGACCGCAGTTCCTACGGCCTTCGGTTCGGATTAGCTTGCCTTTCGGTTTAGCCTTCCCGCTTAATTCCGGGATTTAACGACGCCATTTCAGTTAGGCAACTCGTTTAGCGTCGATCGTGAAGGAAACGCCACGATCCTTGGTCAACTGCATCGTTTCCCAAGACAGGGTTTCCGCACCGGCGACGAAGCCGGACGAACGGCTATAGTCAGCAAGACCGTTCAGGGTCATCTTCGGAATCTTAACGGTGTCGGCACCAATCCACTTGATGTTGCTGTTGGCGGCGTCAAGAATCGCGGAGCGGGACTCATACGCATAGATCTCGTCAAGAATCGGCTCATACCGTTCTGCAAGAGCAATAGACATAGTTCTTTTTCTCCTTATAAAATTAAGTTGGGAGGCCAGCCGCCCTTCTTGCGTCAGCAAGTTCGGCGTCGGCCTTTGGTTTGGGGGGCGTCCCTGCGGACAGCCCCGGCTGTTTGTTCAGTGCCTCGGAGGCCATCGTCTGTTTCAGCGACGCCAAGTAAGCACCCTGCGCAGTGAAGAAGTCTTCGGTCACGCCCTCCGGCAGACTCGACGCCATCTGCGCCGCCGCCTCTGCGCCGAAACCGCTTGCCATCAGCTTCGCGGTATAGGTCGCAGTGCGTTCCTTCGCTTCGTAGGCGTGTAACTTCTCCTGAATCTGTTTGTCACGTTCAGCCCTTTCGGCCTCGGCTTTCTCGGCCTCGGTCATCTTCGCTTTCAGTGCTTCGTCCTTCTCTAACATCTGCCGCTTGTAGTTCGCGGCCTCAGTGTTGGACTTGGAAAGCAACGCCTTTAACTTGCTGTTCTCTTCCGCTGTGGGTGCGTCGGGCATTTCGTAGCCAAGCAGGGCGGACAGCTTGTCCGCGTCGCTCATAGCGTCGAAGCCCTCGATTTTGGTCGTGTCGATTTTCATCGGATGTTCTCCCTTCTGCGTTTTTTATGGTCGGTCTTCCCTGACCGTCTGCGTTTTTAGGACTTCCCTGTCCGTTATCACTAAAGGCGGATGGGCCTTAATAGTTGAATGTCAGCCAACACCGGCAGTTCACGTTGTTTTCTGCGAGGGTAAAATCCCCGGGCATCAGTGCTTCGTCCCCGTCGTAGGTCGCAAAGTAGTCCTCGATGCCTACGGTCACGCCCTCAAGGTAGGTGTGTGTGTCCCTGACGCGGAAATCTTCCATCGTATGCCACGTCTTTGTGGTCGCCCCGCTTGCAATCGCGGCATCGACTTCTCCGTTCACATAAAGCCGGTGGGCATCCGTGTCGGCGACGCGGTATATGGATTCGATGTCCCCGGCAGGGGCATACTCCTCGACCCGTTCTACGAAGGTCTTACCGGCGATTGGCCTTAGTGCTTGCGCCGTAAACCGTTCAGGATCGGCCTCAAAATTGCTCTGTAGCTGTGTATTCGCCTCGTTGACGCCCTGAAGGTACGCGGTGGCATAAAGCACCCAAAGTTCCTCAAACAAGGCGTCCTCGGCCTCCTGACGCTCTTCCTCGACCGTAGACAGAAGGAACGGTTGAATCTCCAAGAGGAACTCCCGGAGATTGTTCAGTTCGTCGAACGGCTGTTCAAAGGACGGACGTACAAGGCTCATACTTCGGCCCCTTCCTCAACGGCGATGTCCGCAGTACGGTCGTTGGTGGTGTCATCTATGGTGTCATCCGTCATCTGCTCGGCGTAGTTCAGCCCGCCGCCCTTCTCGGCATTCCAAATATCAAAGATGTAGTCTTTGCTCAGTTCGATGTCCTTCAGCGGGTCGTTGGAAAGGCCGCTTCTTTCAAGCGCGATCTGCGGTGCGAGGCCAAGCTGTTTCATGTTCAGTGCTGCCTGGGTGCGGACGAGAAGGTTCGACATCGAATTGCGCTCTATCTTCAATTCAAAGTCATCCAGGGCGAGATCCATGCCGACCCGGCGGCGCAGAATCTCCAGCACGATTTCGTCGAAATAACGGTTGGATTCGTAGAAAAGATCTTCCGTGTTCCGGGCAGCAGTGTCGGCAGCGCCCCACCCGTTCCTCAGGTAGACCGCGCTTCCGTTGTCGGATGTCCCGCCGCCGGTGCGATCACTGTAAGGAACGCCGCACTTGTCCATGATCTGCGAATACAGATTGTCCAGCGTCGTCTGCGTCTGATCCTGGTTCAGTACCTCCGACATGATCTTGATGTCGGCTTTGTTCTCGCCGTTGGACTTCAGATTGACCATTCCGTACTGGCGGATCTTGTTGGCGCTCGTCCCTTCCTCAAATTCGCAGTTGTAGGTGACGATGAGGGACTGCACGAACTGCTCGATGGAATCCAGCCGGTTGCTTTCGACGTCGTTGTAGGCATCCATAAGGGACACCGCGCACTCCGGCGCAGCCATGCGGTTTTCGTTGTACACATATTCGACCATCGGGATCTTGCCGACGACGTTCGGCTCCACGCTGATGATGTTCATCGCGGTAGGAAGCCCTAAGATGCGGTAGGCGTTGACCGTTCTGCCGGTCGCGCCGCCGGAAAGACGATAGACCAGCTCATCGGTGAAGACGTCGATGTGGTACTGGTTCTCGACCTGAACCATGTTGACGCCGAAGATGGGCCGGTTCCCGGGCCGGGTGGAATAGACGACGAATGCCTGACGTGGATCCAGTGCGTAGACGCGGAAGGGGATCTCCCGGTCGCCGTCACGGGACGGCTCGACATACATCACGCCGACGCCGACCGTATGGAACCAGTTGACCACCTGATTGTCCGCCCTGCTCTTCCCGCCGACGTATAAATAGTCGTTCAGACGCGCGACCTTTTCGACCGTGGCCTCGTCGGTCTTCCTGGATACGCAGAAAGCCGGACTTTGCAGGAAATATCCGTTCTTGAAGGTCACGATTTCGTCGTAGCAGTTGTTTACGACCTTGTGACAGATCTCCGGGCGGACTTCCTTCGTGCGCATGAGGATCGGCTGCAGCCCGCGCCGATACCAGTACAAGTACTCTTCCTCATTCATATTGACGCCGTGCCAGCCGATTGCCTCGTTGACGATCTCAAAGATGTTGTCTTCGGTGAGATAATCAACGGACGAGAAGATTTTGCGGCGTCCGCAGAGCATTTCCGGGACGATGACCGCACCGGCGTTGGCGTTTTCGACGGATGTAGACGGCATAGGTGCGCTTCACCTCATACAATATTTGAGTTACAATAAAATCTTGTATCTCTTTGGAATAAAAATTAGAACAAGCGTTCGGTAAAAGTCAAGGAATCAGGCAGAAATGTATAGATGTAGACCGTCTGCCGCGCTTAAAAATAATTTTCGTAATCATAAATTTAAGCGGAAGCGCGTTTATGCATAAAAAAGAAAGAAGACGACAAAAACCGCCTTTTTGTTTTCGGAATTTTTTGGATTTTTGCCGGTCAGAAGAACCGTTTTTGAAGCGTCGCTACGTTTGAGCGCCGGTTGATGATGAACAAAGCGTACTGGGCAAGGCCGTCAGGCACGTCGTCGGTCTTGTTTTTCCCCGTAATAGTATATAAGGTAAGCTTTCGGAGCATATCGGCGTACATGGGGCGTTTCTTGAGCTGTGAATCGTCCAAAAACAGGATGTGATCCTTCGCCCAGGTGCTGTTCGCAAGGATCTTCGTTTCCTTATTCGCTTGGGTATGGCGCTTCGTGATGGACGTAGGGCCACCCTTCTCCCGAATCTTATCTGCTACGGCGTCCGCAGTGCGCCCGCCGGCGGCGTTTATTTCATACTGGCACTGCTGGACCTTCCACTTGCACAGCTTTTCAGCGCACAGTTCATCCGCGACATTCGGCAGGGCCGACGTAAGCACGCAATCCACAAGGTAATGGTCTTCGCCGAACTGATAGAACACCGGAAGGAACGTATCGTCGCCGCCGCCCTGCGCAGGGTCACAGATGGCCCATATAGCGTCAGGATCGCCCTCCGGCAGCCGGTAGTAGCGCCGCAGGGAATCCGCAGGGAACAGCAACCCTTCCCGGATATAAGGCGCTCCCATGTACTTGGCTTGCCATTCGGCGTCGTCGATGGATGCTTTCATATCCTTATAGTACTGCGTCGAAAAGCCAAGCTGATACGGATAGTCGAAATTGCTTCGGCCGCGCTTGTCAACCGCAGGGATGACCCGGAAACGGTAGTCCGGGCGTCCGCGGTACTGCTCTTCTATGCGCCCTAAAGGGTCAAAGACGTTCCAACGCGTGCCGACCATCAGTTCCAAGGCCCCGTCCTTCTTGCGGTCTTTGAGCTGGTTTAAATATGCTTGGTACTTCGCGTCAAGACGCTCCGGGTTCAGCGCTTCCTCAAGGTCTTCCACAAGGTCGTCACTGTATAAGATCCCGCCGACACCCACCTCGACCGCACCAGTAAGAGTGCCGGAGATGGAGCGCGCCGTGAACGTCGGGAACCGCTTCCGCCGCACCAGGTCGATGGTTTCGTTCTTCGCAGATGTGTCTACTATATCTATATTAGGAAAGACTTCCGACCAACCATAGGTCTGATTGTCCGTGATGATGCTCAGGATCTCGCGATAAAAACCGTCCGTGAGCTTGTCGCTATGGCCCGTCATAAGGCTAGCGACATCGGGACGGTTGCCCAGCTCCCACGTCATGAAAAAGATTCCAAGAGTCGATTTTCCGACGCGCGGCGGAAGGGAGATGCCAAGGAACTTGATCTTGCCGTAGAACAGATCCTCAAGGTCCTGGCATAAGGCGTAAAGGATCTTCCGGCGCGGGAGCCAAAACCGCTTCTCCGCAGGGCGGTCCCACTCAAGGAAGATCATGTAGTCGTCAAACTTCTCCCTCGCGGTCAAGAGGTACGCCCGACGAAGGATGCCCATGAGTTTCTGCACCTGCTCACGGTCGTCCGGCATAAGGTTCACCTGCCGCATGAGATAGGCGCGGAACTCGCGTATCATGTCGTAGACTCCCGACTGATACCGCCCGCGCCATAAGTTCACTAAACAGGCCAGCTCCTTCTCATAATCACCGCGGTCACGAAAGACCTTCGCCGCGACGATAAGGTCTTCCTTATTTACTCTCTGACTCGCCATCGGCGTCCTCCGTCAGAATCTGCGCCGCACGCTTCCATAAAGCCTGGGTCTCCCGCAGCCGCATCAGCTCGCGCAGCAGCTCCTTCGTACGCGTACCCGTGGGCTTCCCGCCTTCGTATAACGACAGCAGATCGCCCTCCTTCTCTTTATTAAAGACCATGTGGAGCTGGACCGTCTTCTCCGCGTACCGCATCTGTGTGGAAGTCCCATGCTCCGCGTAGTACCGCCGCGAACGCTCACGCGCGTCCTCCCGCTGGGCTTCCGTGTACTTGCGGATGTATTTCTTCTTCTCTGACATCAGGCTGCCGCCTCCTTTCGTCAATTAGCATATCATATATACACATTATGCGCAAGTACTTTTTGAGAAATATTTTCCAGGGCCGAAACACCCGCAGTACCTGCCGCAGGACTCCCGGAAGACCATAAAAAACCACCCCAACCCCCCATACTATAGTACTACCCTTTTAACCCTTTTATATTTTCGGTGGTTATGGGGGTAACCGGCGGATTGTTTGCATGCAAGCTATCCCCCACCGGTAGTTGGCATGCCAACTATTTGTGCGCCAACTATTTGCATGCGGATAATTTGTTTGCAAGCTAAAAATGCCAACTATTCGCGAATGTAAACTTTAGCGAATAGTTGAGCCTGGATACAATATATAGTGTGCAAGCCGGATATCATACCGCTATATGTTGCGGTTGATGCTTTTCCGTTTCCAGCTCTTGCATAAAGGCGGGGTCGAAATGTATAGAAAATGCATAAATGCAGCCGGAGATCCCGTTCTCTACTCCACGGCGCGGGGGACCGGAGGCCCTGGACCGCGCTACTAATTGTAAAGTTTTTCGCGATTTACTTTACAATTACGGCATCGGGGCCGGATTACTTGTCCCCTACTATAGTTGATTATATAATAAGGGATTTACTATGGTATAGGGCTTTCGGATCGTTTTTTCGATTCTGGACATCTTTTTTGTATCCAGCTTGCGCGGCAGCCGGTGCGCGGAAAAAAGTTTAAAAAAATCCCAAAAACTTTTCCGAAAGCACTTGCATATAATATATTGGTATGCTATACTGTTTTTGGTAGGAAAACTAAATAAAAAGACCGTTCCCGAAAGCCTGGAAAACTGAAGGGAATAAAAAATCAGGAGGTTCTTAAGGTGGTTTTCTGATGCGGACGAGCAGGAGGGTGAAAAGATGTTTAGCAGAAAAAAAGAAATCGAAAGATTACAAGCGGAAAATCGCCGCTTGCGTGCAGCGATCGAAAACAAGCCGGCGCTTCCGGCGCCGGCGCGGTCCGCGGAATACTGGTATACGCCTACTGGTTATTCCTGGACTTTATGCGACGATATTTTAAGCGGAATACATTGGTTAATCGCCGGAACTACTGGATGCGGGAAAAGCACGCTAATTAATAGCATACTGTTTTCCGCGCTTATGAAATCGCCGGAAGAGGTCCGCTTTATTTTGTGCGATCCGAAGCGCGTCGAATTATCCCGGTATAAATTTCTTCCGCATACCTTGACATATGCAAACGACGTGGAAAGCATTATCGCCGCGCTTCAAAAAGCTATCGCGATTATGGAAAAGCGGTATGCAATCATGGAAAGCGCCGGCGTGCAACGTTATTCCGGCGGACCGGAAATCTATATTGTGATAGATGAAATCGCGGACTTAATGCTTTCCGCAAGCGCTAAACGGTTTACGCGGTTATTGCAGCGCCTCTTACAGCTTTCCCGCGCCGCGGGAATACACGTTATTCTTGCGACACAATCGCCGGCGCGCGCCGTCATTCCGGCGGTTATACAGCTTAATTGCGGAAAAGTAGGCTTGCGGTGCGCTTCCGCGATTGAGTCAAGGCAAGCAATCGGTTTTCCGGGGTGCGAAAATCTTCCGGAACATGGGGTCGGTTATTTCGTCGCCGGCATGAAAACCGAAAAGCGGGAGATACCGCTTACGCCGCCGGAAGAAATCGCGGAAAGAATTGCTTTTTGGGAAGCGCAAGTATAACAAGCCGGAGATCCTGGAAGACGGTCCGCGGACCGTCTTTTTTTTGTGCGCTTGCGATCCTGGACCGGAAGCGCCGTTATTCTCAAATTAGATAACGCGTATACGGCGATTTAAGCGCGGTTTGTGCTTTAGACGATAAAATATACGTCCGCGTCCTTAAAACGCGTATATGGGCTTTCTACGGCCTTACGGCGGCATTCCAGCGCGGCGCACTATAGGCCGCCGGAAGCGGCTTTCCCGAACATACGTTTGTTAGCAGCCGCTAACACCAAACATTTGTTCGCCAGCAGGGGCATAGCGAACGTGTGTTCGCCATCAGCTCCCAGCTCCGGCCCAGGGCCGCCATCAGAGGCCCATCAGGGGCCATCAGCACGCCATCAGGCCGCCAGGATTTCCGGCCCCGAATCCATCAGCTCGCATATATAGTTCCGGCGCAAAAGAAAAGACCGGTGGATCTCGCCGCCGGTCTCCCTGCTAAATCTTTTCGTTCTTTTGTCGCTTCAGTTCTGCTATTTTCCGGCCCGCGGACAAATCAGTCCGCAACATCCGCTTTTTTCGTTCCACATGGCGCAGTCTTTCGTCATGCACGCCGCCCAGGCGCGGAAATTATGCGACATGAGGAGCGGGCAAACTTTCGCCGGTTTCGGCAGATCCTTCAGCGTCAGCACTTCATCGTTTCTGACATCACTCATAGTTTTTTACCGTTCCCGCTTCCGGCCCCGGAGCCTACCCGGGACCGCGCGGTTTCCATATTCAGTTTTCAGTTCTGCGGCAGCCGCCTTTGGTTTTTCTGCGGTCATGCATAAAAATACAGAGCGTCCGGCGCGGCATTTCTACTGCGTTTTCTTCCTATAAGATAAAGATAATCGCCTATGTTTATGCAGTTCTCATTTGCCCTTGTTCTTGCGCTTTTCCCAGTAGCGTCTGTTGGCTTCCCGCTTTTCCTCAGGGTGGTCGGCGGTGTACTCCCGCTGATAGGCGTTGTGGGCGTTCTTCGCGGCCCTGCTCATTCCACTCGGACGCTTCCGGGCGGGGGTCTGTCCTTTATTCATTCTCTTCTCCTTTGGTCTTTTCAAGACCCTGCGCGATCGCCGCCAGTAGCGGCGTCACTAAGTTAAGTATTTTCAATCGGCGGTCAGCCGCTTTGAACTCCTTCCACGCCTCTAAGATAAAGATGAGCGTAAGTACAAGTGCTATGTAGATGTCCATCAATCTTCTCCCTCTCTGCACGCGTTATATACCAAGTGCCATTTTATAAGCCCAATCTCTTCTGCGGTACACTGAAGAAAAACGGTTATAGATTTGACGTTTTCAAGGCTATTCGGTACAACGCTTTCCGCGCTTTCCATAATGGCAATCCCCGCTTCACGGATTGCTTGGACAATCCCATCCCGCCCATCTTCCGGGTGATAAACAACATATTTTTTACTCATCATCTTCCTCCCTTCCGCGATTCCTGAAGCATTTGTATGTACGTCCGCAGTTCGGCGTTGCAGTCGGCGCAGAACGCATGGTGCTTGTGATCGGTGGCGTACCAACTCTTATCCCCGTGGCGGATGTACCTGTGACTGACGATGTACTGTATGCCGGTTTCGATTTGACGCCCACAGATAAAGCAGTTATCCATCACGCTCCTCCATCGCGATCAGGAACGCCACGTTGCACGCTATGTGCCACAAGTGCGGCAGACCGCTCTCCTCGTCCAGCTTGTGCGGATCATCCCACGCTGCCCTGGTATGCCGCAGGATCGCCTTCCAGTACCGTTCCGGCTCCACCGTCTTCCAGTTCTCAGGATCGCTGTACTTCCGGGCGCCATATTCCCGGACCGCTTCGACCGCGTCCAGGATCTGCGCCGGCACCAGCGTGTAGTCGGGTTTGCCTGCGTCAGCTTTCATCGCTCGGCCTCTCTGATGCCAAATACCACATAGCCGTCTTGTATACCCCACCCCGACAATACATAGGTTATCTCATACATCTTTTCATCAAGCGGCTCTACCACGTTTTTGCGATTTACAACGTGGAACTTCACCATATCTCCCTTTTGAAAGCCTCGATCATTCAGCCGTACTTCAAAACTCTTTTCCCCGCGCAAGACCGCGTCTTGAAAAACATATTCCAGCTTTAGTTCGTGTGTCATTCCTCTGTCACCTCATACACATCCGCATACTGAGTTGTCACCGTTATGTCGGCATCCGATGCGTGAAAGATACCACCAACAGCCTCCGCAACCGCCTTTGGCATCCACTCACCGCGCAACCGTTCCCGAACCTCACCAAGCGTCATCTTTTTCAAGTCAAGTTTCTCAAAGTCGATTTCTATCTGCGCGACATACCGCCCCTTTATCATTCCTCTTTCCCCTTATACGGCTCCGGCAGGGGCATCCACGCAGTTATCTTTCCTTGGCTGTTTGGAAACGGCTCATCATTGACGGGACTCCAAACCATCCACCCGTATACCCTGTCATAGTATACCGCCCATATATTCTGAAAACGAGGAGCATATGCTAATACTGCGGTTCTCGGCTCCGGCAACCTCTCTTCGCACGGTATCCACTTACTCATCCTTCTTCCTCCTTAAAAGCGGGCGGCATAGGCATCCATGCCACGACAATGCTATCTCTCGCGCTCCACCTACCAACCTCAATACCAAAAAAGTTCGAGAAAATATTTCCGTAGGCATCGCACACAAGATAGTCGCCGGCTTCTTCCGGCAACCTCTCGCTCACTGGAATCCACTGATGTGCAGAAGGAAGATTGCGTACAAGTTCCAGCATATCATAATGCACTCGAATCGGTAGACCAGCAAAATACTTCCTTATCTCTTTGATCGCCGCTTCCCTTTCAATCAGATCCATCGTTCACCCTCCTGTTCCAAGCCTCGAATACCTCAAGCAGATATTCCTCGTTCGTTTTCCACGGAAGATGTTGTCTGTCGCCCGGTATGGTACGCGGGCCAGTTGCCCCACAGTGCGTACATTGTACGACGCCAAGGTTCTCCATAATCCCTTTGCCCAACGCGTAACCACCGCAGAACGGACATTTCCGCAAACCGTCTTCCGCGCCAACGCTACTGATGCGCATATTCCATCTTTTAGCGGGTTCCCGCCGAACATCTCCATCTTCTGCCCCGCGCTTAAATTGGCGAATAGGGCCAGTTGCCCCGCAGTTCTTGCACGAAATGAAGGTATTGATACCAAACGTATCTTCCTCTGCTTTCCCGCCGCAGAATGGGCACGGGTTCAGCTTAATCATCGTTCTCTATCCCCTGAATCCCTTCGATGTAGCCAAGCAGATAACTGCACACGCTGACGATGGATACAAAGCAATTTCTAATACCATCATACGTTCCCGCAGAAGTTGCGGCGTTTGTAATCGTTCTGCCAGTACACTTCCTTGCCACATATTATTCCCTCACTTCCTTGTATTCTACGTCCACGAAATCCCCTGCAAGGTTCCGCGCCTCTGCCACAAGGCTTTCGGCGGACTGGACGCGGTCCACATTGGATTCAATGATGATGCGTTGCTGATCGACAAAATCATACAGGTTCTTGCTCCTCCATATATATGAAACGACTGGCATCTTTCCGGTATTTACCATCTCGGCGTCGAAGGCCGCCATCGCTTCTACTGCCTGTTGCATCATGTACTTGCGGTCGTCGGAACAGCCGATGCCATTGCGCCAGCGCCGGATCGTATCACGCGTCGTGCCGATGGCAAGCGCAAACCGCTCCACTGAAGGACGCGTCCCGGTTTCTGCGCACCATCGGAAGAACTCTTCGACTCGCGCCTCGATCTCGTCGTCGGTCACGTCGTTCCGGAAGGAGTGGGACGGCTGCGCCAGGACGCGGGCAACGCTCTCGGCAATCTCATCGTCCGTTCGGATCATCGCCATGTAGTTCTTCGGCTCCTGGGACGCAAGTTCAAGGCGCTCTTCGTACTTTTCCTGTTGCTGATGCGGCGACTTCTTCGCCACGTCCTCCACCGGCACTTTGCTTTTTTTGGGTCTTCCCATGTTTCAACTCCTCTTGCAGTACGCGGAGCGGCTTGTTGTACACCACCTCCGCGGTGTAGACAGCGCGTCTGCACTTATCACAGACGCGGTATCTCCACACGATCCTGTTCATTATCACGACGGTCTTTTTCACGTTCAGCGTCCCGCCGCATGAACACTGCCTTATCATCGTTATCTCCCTTAATTGAACGGCAGGTCGTCCAAGCTATCGGGCGGTGCGACCAGGAAACTATCTTTCGCGGCATACGGCACGGTCGCCGGTCCTTCCGTCATCTCGACGTCAACGGAAACCTCGGTATACCAGGTCCCGTTGTAGATGCGCGCTTGCTTCTGCACGCTGGAGATCGTTTTGATTTTACCGGTCTTCCACTTGCTTGCCGCCAGCGCGTTTTCGCCATGCACGAAGATTTTTATTGTGTCGTTCGGTTTCCCGTCGTTCGGCTTGAAAACGGTGAGCAACCACGGACCCCTTGCGTTTGCCCCGCTTTTACTCATGGTGAGATCCACCACTGCCCCAGGATACAGTTTGACCATTCGCTTAATCCTCCTTCATCAGCTTGCAGACCGCTTCATAGTCCTTCTGCGTGACCTCGGTCGCCTTGGTGAAGCCGGCAGCTGCCAGCTTGGTCTTGGCCTGATTCGCGTTCATCCCTGCCTCGGCGGCGATGGCGAACAGCCGCTTCACTTGCTTAGCTGTGATCCGGGAGTTCTCATCTTGCGTCGCGGCGATGTCAGAATATCCACGCTCCACAAAGGTTTCGTTCTCCATGTCCTGTGAAAACATCGAGGACAGCCCGGAAACGTGAAGGACGGCGTCCACCAGCGCCCGCTTCTCTGCCATCTTCACGGCACTGTTGGCGGCGTCGAACGGCCCGTTAAAGCCGTTGCGTTTCTCCCTTGTGTTGGCAGATCCATAGCCGGTCGAGAAAACATATTCCTGTCCGTTGGTCGCCACCTTCTTCAACTCGCACTTCACCAAGTAGTAGAACAGCGGGTCGCCCTCGATCTGTTCGATTTTTGTTTCGACCGAAAACGTCTGCATCAGACCGTAGGCCATCGCTATCTTCTCGGCCCCCGACTTGTACAAGCTCGGCTGTTTGGTCTTTGGAATCACGCCGAAGTCAACATCTCTCTTCAGTTCGGCGGTCTGCCCGGTCAGGGGCGACGTGATGTTGTAGTTCGTCCTTTTTGCTTCCGCCAAGGCCGCGTGGGCCTCATAAACCATCAGTTCTTCCATCGCAGTCCTCCTTTACCTGACATTCCACAGCGCAACTGCTTTTTCGGCAGTTCCCGCTTCCGTGGAAACGCCGCTTCCGCACTTGCGGCAGATAACTTCGTATGCGGTCTTTCCTTCAGTCGTGATATGCCGCTTCACATTCCCGCTCCCGCCGCAAAATGGGCAGGGTAACATCGAATAGTTCATTCCGGTCCTCCTCTCAGCTTTCGATGATTTCAATCCCCATCAGGAAGCGCATCAGCTTCCGTTTGATGATGTAGTCCGGCGTTCGGACACCCTTACAGTCCTCTACCACCGTCCCGCCGTCAGGAAGGTTGTACACGAAGTCGGCGACGTAGGTCACGGGCCGCTCAAGCAACTTGCCCTTTGTGATTCCGCCCTTCGGCCCGACCACATCCGGCAGACGTTGTTCGGGAATTATCGTGTACTTCACCTGACGGCGAAGGTCGTGGATCTCGCCGGTCTGCTCCAGTTCCCGAAGGGCTTCGTACCTTCTTGCCTCTTTCTTGCTGTCGAAGGTGATGCCGTCCACCTCGGTCTTGACGGCGTTGTATTTTCTGCGCCTATATGCCATTCTTCTTCCCTCTCTTCTTTGCCTTGACCGCCTCGACCTGACGGAACAGCCGGTAGCACATCGCAAACACCTCTTGCCCGCTGAAGTTCTTTTCGGCCTCCCACTCGTCGCAGTCGAAAAGCCGGTAGTTGCCGTCCTTTTTCAGATACAGGCCGAACCGGCGACAGCCCTCATAGTAGCCAAGTGCTTCAGCGTAGGCCGCCGTCTGTGCGCAGAGTGATATCTTCTGTTCTGTGGACGGCGACGCCACGGTCTTGATGTCAAGCACCACCGGCGACTCGTCCATATGAATTGCGTCGGTGCGCATAAACCCCCAACGGTCGATCGTCCCTGCGAAGGTGCGCCCGGAAGACACCACCGGGGCTTCGATGCCCACCCATTCCGGCGTATAATCCCAAAGGAACTTCTGATAAGCCGTCAGGTACGGTTCGATACCCGGAATCAGTTCCGGATCTCCGCCGTAGTCCATCATTTCACAGGCGGCGTGAACTGCCTTGCCCCTCTCGGCGGCGGCATCAAGGACGCTTCGATTCAGCTTCGATAGATCGCCGCGGACATACGACAGGATGGTCGTCACGGACGGGATCTCGATGCCGTCCATCGTGTAGGTGTGCGTCGCCTCGTCGAAAATCAGGCCGGACATATCCGCTCCTCCCGGACGAAAACCAAATCGTACTGCCACATATCGTCCGCCGAAAGCGGATAGGTGTAGCAGAGAAGGTCGTAGTATTTCCCGGTCGGATCGTCCCTGCGCTCCACCAGTCCCGCCATCGGTTGGCAACCGGGGCTGAAGCCCCTGCTCTTCATTCCGTACACGAACATTGGTTCGCTCCTTTCTCTCAAATGCCCATCAGAGGCCCTGTGCGCCCCATATTCGCGGTTTAGCCCATCGGGCGAGTATTTTATCGTCTGCGATGTTAAAATCGCTCTACGGGGCTGTTAGCGGCCTCCTCGGCGGTTTCAAACAAATTCCTCGATGTCTGCCCTGTAACCGTGATCGCTCAGGTATTCTGTAAGGCAATCCGGGCAAACGATATCCTTGCCATTGAAGGGGACGTCGAACTGGTACGCCTCGACGCCCGGGAACAGGGTCTGACCGCACACAGCGCACCGTGGATACCGTTCCACTTCCCGTTCCTTCCGGCCCCAGTAGGCATCGGCGTCCTCGCCGTATCTTGCGTATCCCATTCAGCCCTCCAATCTCTTCTGCTCACTCTGTTCCAATGTCGCCCGCGTCGCCGACGGCATCAGGCTGTAGTCCCGCTCACGCTCTGATCTCTCACGGTAGGCCCGGATGAAGTGACTCATCACCACCGGCTCGTTGAAGTCCTCGTCCATCGCCCACGCTCTAAGCTGTTCCGGCATGACGACCTTCCGAACGTCGTCAGGAAGTTTGGCCCATTCTTCCCTGGCGTAGTACGACGACCGGCCTATCGCCCGCCGCACCAACGCCCACGCTTCCGCGCCGGTCTGATCGTTCTGATGGTGGATCGCGTACATCTTCTGCTTCACCTCGCCGATCACCGGCGGGAAGGTTTCTGACCGGGACGCAATCAGGGCGGACACGGCGGCGGACACATCGCTATAGGCGTCATCCGCAAACATCGCCGACCATAACTGCACCGCCCGTTTCAGCCCCTCAGGGGTCTCGCCACGATAGAAGTTCGGGTATGCCGCCTCCAATATCGCCAAAATCTGTTTTGTTTCTCGCTCAGTCATAGTTCGTCATCCTCAAGCAGATCGAAGAAAGAAGCTCCGCGCCCTTTCGGTTTGTACCCGTGGCTGTTACTTTCGTGGCGGCTGTTCCACCCACGCACCGCGGCTTGCCAGTCCGTCATTTTCGTCTTTCCTACGAACCAGTTTTTCGACTGGTAGAAATCGACGAACTGTTGCGGGTCAACGTGTGGGTATCCTTTTTCCGCGACATAGTCAGCGACATCTTGCACCGAAGGTGGAATCTGATTCCGCTTCTTCACGCGCGCGTTATTTACTCTCTCTCCTTCCCCCGTAGGGGGAAGATTATTGTTGTTTGTTAATATATTTCTTTCTTTACTACTCTCTTGCTTTCTTTCTTTTGCTTCTTTTCTTTCTGTCGTTCTCTCTTCGTTTCTTTCTTTGCTTTGTTGACTTGTTTGGTGTCGGTCTGCTGTATCGTCGGTTGCGCGGCAATCCTGATATTTCGCCCAATTTACGATGGTTATGGTTGTCTTGTGCGTTGTAGCGTTTGTTGCGCACATTTCCGCGCGCTCCAGTTTTTGGAGGAACCTTCTGACCCGATCACGCGACCATTTCCATCGGTCTGCCAGTGCCAAAATGCTCTTGTTGACCTCACCCGGAGTGCCGTCATACTTCGCCATCAGCAAGAGATCGACCCAAGCGGAGCGTTGGTCAAACGCCCCGCCGTCAGTCCATATCCAGTTGTCAAGAAGAGAACGATCTACTCTTATCCATCCCATAATCAACCATCTTCTTCGTACCGCATATTCCAAAGCGCCTCAAGTTTTTTCCACAGACCCTTAAGATATGGATCGTCATCATCGTCGGACATTTTGCGCGGGTCGAAGTAAACAGCCCTACTTTTTGCTCCGCAGACGGAACACTCGATCCAAAGATAATTCTTGTTAGAACCTCTGCAAGCAGAGTGTCCGCAGAATGGGCATCTGTTCATCCTGACAGTTATCCTCTCTTTCTGCACAACTCTTCCCAATGGTCGAAAATTGGCTGAATTGCGTATTTTTCGCCGGTTGGTTCGCATCCCATCTCTGATGCGCTCCTCCACTTCATTTCGCGGAAGTCCCACCCCTCAAAATGCCTTTGAGCGCGTTCCCCGCTCTTGTCGATTATACGAGTGACCACCATATAATACGGTTCCGAAATATACGGCGTATCGACAAACACCTCGTCGCCCGGTTGAATATCAACGTCGGGGACTCTTGTATATTTCCACCTCATAACATCGCCATTCCCTTCTCACATCAAGCTGTAGGATGCGAAATGCACCCGGTCGCCAAACTTGTTCCGGCTCCCCACCATTTCCGTTCTGATGGTGTACCCGTCTTTCTTCAGGTCGGCGATTCGCGCCCCCAACCGCATACAGGAAAACTCCCGCATAGCGTCAACCGGCGTGATCGCGCCGTATGTCTTCATATAGGCGAGGATCTTATCTTTCTGCGTCATTCTCTGTATCATCCTCGGCCTCCACTTCCACGATGAACTCCGTCCCCGGCTCGATGCAGGGGATGATGGTATCGACCATCGCCTTAACGTCCTTCAGATACCGGCACTGAAGTGCCACACGGTCGTATCCGCGTTTCAAAGTCACCTTAAACATATCCGTACCTCCTTTTTGTTTCGTATTCCTTCCGCGCTTTTTCAAGCGTTCCTTCCTCTGCCTCGGCGATTAAAACAAACTTGTCGCACGACGGTTCCCATCCCTTCCTCAGAAGCGGCGTCATATGCTTGTAGCACATCTTCCCGCCGCCGAAATAGGCGCACTCAAAACAATAAAAACCATCCGGCCTATCCATTTTCCTCCTCCCATTTTTCGACCCACCGAAGGTTGTCTGCCCGGTTGTTCCACGGATCTCCATCAAGATGTTCCACCCGCTCACAGTCCGCTGACGGCAGAGGAACGAACGCCTCAGCGACCAGTTTCCCCAACGCACGCTCTGTCTGCCGCCCGTCAATGGTCAACTGCACCCGCACCGACCCGGACAAGATCCTCGGTTTCAGGACGCGGTGACCGCGCCGGAATCGCCCAAGGTTTGAAACCTCATAGGGGCGGTAGATGCTCTCTTCCCATATCTCAGTCACGACGCGGGCCTCCTTCCGTATATATGCGGGGCCATCAGTTTTAACATCTCCCGATGTTCTTTGGCGTCCGACCAATCGTGCAATAGCTTTTCGTGGAACAGGCACAGCCGGACGGTCGTCCTGTCCGTTACCATCGCAGGGACGGTAGGCGTCTGCACCGCCGGCACACGATAGCCCAACCGGCAGAGCAGACAGTCCTTGTTTGCCCCGCTCATTCGCTTACCTTCACGAAGCAGGGGCATCCCTTCGGGGTCTTGAACATCAGCACCTCGCCGTTCCTGATTCGGTCAAGGTCGCTTGTCGTGATCTCGACCAGTGCCGGTTGACCGTCAACGTGAAGCTGACTCAGGCATACTTTTTCGCCCGGAATCAGCACCTTGTCCGTCCCCCAAGAAATAGACATCGTTCCATCGCACTTTTGCCCGCTGAACGGGCAGATGCCGGATTTGTCCAATCCGACAACATCCTTCATTACGCAATCCATAAAGCCCTCGCTTTCTTCGCCACCATCGGCACGATCATAAGCACCGCGCCTACTGCACAGCCCAACAGGGCCGTGACCCACGCTCCGCCGTCCAGTGCTGTCGAGCAGACAAGCACCATCAGGAAACCGATCCCTTGCAACATCCTCATCCCTTGCTCCTTTCTGCGCGACGTTTTAAGAACGCTATAAGTTCGCCCTCATCGCACCGCCATTCGCGCCCGACCTTGAACGCCGGACTTCCCTTCATCCGAAAAATCTTGTAGGCCGTCAACGAGTTAACCTCAAACTTTTCCGCCGCCTTTTCGATACTCAGCAACATAGTCCCATCTCCTTCCTTACGCTTCCCCTATCTGCACGAACTTCCGTTCGCTGTTGCAATAGGGACAGAACATATCCTTGACGTGTCCGATCTTGGTGCGCTTGTTGGCCTTTTTCGACGCCAACAGAACGCCGCCGCATATAGGACACTTGAAAACCCGCATCGTGTACGGGCTTTTGGCACTCGCCATTTCGTCCTCCTTCCTTATGGTTGAATACCATCCAACGACGCACCGGGCAGGAGGTTCTATGGACATTAGAATGGTTTGGGTAGGTGGTGTGAGTTCAGAGTTTTCCCGATGCGCCTGTGGACGGTATTCAGTTGTCAGGGTACGCTGACCGAATGAATCAATCGGTCAGGTGCTTAATCGCCAATCAGGTCAGTGATTGGCACACGAAGAACATCCGCGACCGCTTTAAGGTTCTTCACGGTCGGGTCAGCTTCTTTCCACTTCAAAACGGTGTCGCGGGAAAGTCCGGCCTCAAGGGAAACAGACGCCAAAGACCGCCCTTCCTCTTTCACCATCGCGGAAACCTTTTCAAACGTAGTCACTGATTTGTCCCCTTTCTGAAAAAGTGAGCCGAAAGTCTTGCGCGACTATTGACAGATTGCCGAATGTATTCTACACTGATTGATACCACTCATTCAGTTTCGATGCGCCAGATACGTAAATATTTCGGCTCACACCACTATTATACGTAATCTGTTCAGCGTGTCAATACCTTTTTCGTAATTTTTTACGAAATTTTTAAGGGGGTGTTGGTATGTATGAAAGAATCAAGGAACTATGCCGAAAAAACGGCATAAACGTGTCCGAATTGGAACGCGCCCTTGGGTTCTCAAGGGGTTCTCTCTGCAAAGTAGACAGGAATAAACCGGGATTTAACCGCGTGAAAAAGATCGCGGACTATTTCGGTGTTGCTCCTGAAAGCCTGACAGGCGAGGAAGGGGAGCGGCCTCGATATTACGTGAACGACGAAACGATGGAACTCGCGCAGGAGATCCACGACAACCGGGATCTGCGCATAATGTTCTCATCCGCCAGGAATCTGTCGCCGGAAGACCTGAGATTTGCGGTCGAGATGCTGAAGCGGATGGAGCAGATGAGCAAGTAGTCCGTTTTTTCGGACAGGAAATAATTTATCTTTATACCATCACAAGGAAGGAGGAGATGATGATGGGAGAAGTTATTGTGCGGTTTTTGGCGGGTCTTCCGCCGTCGGTCAAGGGCGCAGTCAGGCTCGATATGAACGGCGATTTTAACGTCTACCTAAACCCCGCCTACGACCGCGACACGCTCAGGAAGACACTGGAACACGAACTGACGCACATACGCAGGGGGGATTTGGAGCGGGATGGCCTTGTTGACAGGATGGAGGTGACCGCAGATGCCAAGGGCTAAAAAACGGGCAGACGGGCGGTATCAAAAGTCCGTCACCGTCGGTCTGAAGGACGGCAAACCCATCAGGAAAGTGGTCTACGGTCGGACGCAAAAGGAATTGGACGCGGCCTATGTTGCCCTGAAAGCAGAGATGGGGAAGGGCGCAGACCTGACCTCCGACACGACCGTCGCGGAACTGATGGACGACTATATGCGGGCGGAGAAGTCCGGCCTGAAGCGCAGGGCGAAAGAAAGCGTGAAGTACGCCGGTGCGGCAGCGTGTCGCCATGTCGGGAATATCCAGGCGCGTGATCTGACCGTGGACGATGTTGAGCGGATGAAAAAGGCGATGGCAGGAACGCCGGTTATGTTCAACCGCGCCCTGCTCTTCCTGAAGGGCGCTTTACGCTACGGGCAGAAGCGGGGTTTGGTGTCACGCAACGTGGCAGAACTTGTCCCACCAATTAGACACAGGGCAAAGGAAAAGCGGGCTTTCACGCCCGACGAAGTGACTGCCCTGCGGGAAGCTGACCTTACGCCCAAGGAACGTGCGCTCATCGACATTTTGTACTATACCGGCGTCAGAATCGGAGAAGCACTTGCGCTCACAAAAGCGGACGCAGACCTGAAGACCGGGAAACTGCGGGTCAACAAATCACTGGAAGACAGCACGAAGACCCCTTCTGGCGTCAGGAACATACCGATTGCCCCGCCGCTTGCCGCGTCCCTGCGGGCATATTTGCCGACGCTGACCGGCGACGACGCCCTGCTGTTCCCGAATCAGAAGGGCGGACTGCTGACGGTCGGCAACACCTATAGAAGGTGGGATAGACTGCGCGAGAAGGTCTTCGGCCCGTATGCCGCAGAGGACATCACGCCGCACCTCTTCCGCCACAACTACGCAAGCGATCTATACAAGGCCGGGATCGACCTGAAATCGGCCCAGTACCTACTTGGACATACCGACGTGAAGACCACGCTCGGCATATACACGCATTTCAGTGAGGCCGACATAGACCCCGCCAAACTCTTCGACTACTACGACACTGTAGTCAAAATGTAGTCAACCGAATCCGAAAAACCACGCAAATACGTCGTTTTTAGAGGCTGTGATACTGTTTACCTGTTTCTTCCGGGGGTGTCTTCAAGAATGACGTAAATGCGTGGTTTTCCACGGTTTTCCGTGGGTTTCCGGCGTTTTTGGTATGACACATAATAACACTTAATGACACTTGAAAACAAATGAAATGTAGTCAGGCTGTAGTCAAAGCTGTCCGTTTTATTGGACACAAAAACCCGTCCCCGGGGGAAGACGGAAGGAAAACCCGGGGACGGTAAAAGGAGGATGACGATGATCCGATGATGTCTTTCTTATAGCTTGTTTTCGGTTTTCAGCTTCTCTACCTTCTGCTGAATGTAGGAGTTGCCGCCGCGCTTTTGGTAATGCTCATACTCTTCCCAAAAACGCTCCTGCTCAATGGGGTCGAACCATGTCCCCTTCTCGGCGTTGGCGAGATATGTGACTAAGTAGTTTTTACAATTTTCCAAATCGATGCTCCGCGACTCTTCCCGCATAGCAAGAAGGTCGTCCTGCATCGGCTTTAGTTCCTTCTTAACTGCGGCGGACACCCACTCACTCAGGTTCTTCTTCAGATACCCGATCGAACCGGCGAAACTGACGATGAACGCCAGTGCGACTGCAATCTCTCCGATGGTGAAGTTCTCCATATCTTCAGCCCCCTATAGTTTTTATCCATTCCGCGAAGGTCACGGTTTCCATTCCGGCACCTTCCCGGACGGCCCGTGACCGGCATCCGTCCGATATGCTCATCTTCAGACGGGGGTCAAGGTCGTTCCATTGTTTGCGGTGTTTCTCAAAGTAGTTCGTCAGGCGGCTCAGAACTATTGCTCTGTAGTCAGCACTTGTCTTCGCCGTCCACGACGGTTTGTTCAGTTGGTAGTAGGCGTCGAACAGCATCACTGCCACAAGTTCGTCCGCCTTGCCCTGCATCCCACGCCGCGCCATCTCATCGGAAAGGGCGTCGTTGCTGTCGATGAGGTTGGTATACGTCTTGATGAGGTAGTCCGGGTCGTGGCGGCATATACTGTCATCCCGCCATCGCCATAAATAGACGATGGTCGAATAGTACTTGATGCGCTCCGTACACGCCGCCGCAAGGGCGTTGAAATAACTGTCCTCGTGTATGGTCAGGGCGTCGCAGAAGCGGATCTCGTTGTCCTTCAGGTACGACCGCTTGAACATCTTGCCGTGAACGAATACGAAGTCCTGTTCGTGTTGAACGATGTACGGTTTGCCGTCCCTGCGTGTTTCCTCGATGAAGTTGGTTATATAAACGTCCAACTCCTCTTCCATCATCAGGAACAGTTGATACAGGGCGACCGCCGAACTGAACATATCGTCCGCATCGCAGAACATCACATATTCCGCTGTCGCTTCGTCTAAGGCCGCG